TCAATTATTGAGCTTTATGAAATTACTCACACCGAATTATTGCAAATTCAGGAGCTTACTGGAAAGGCAATTAAAAAAGTAGTACCAACTTTTGACGAGGTTTTAGAGATGAGAGAAGATACACCTGCAAGAGCTGAGGTTGAGTACACTGAGGAGCAAGTAAAAATTTTAGAGCACTATTATTATGAAAATCAATTGAGACAAATGGATTACGATTTAGAATTTTAATTTAACACTTTTAAAACCTTATTTTTATGAACTACAAACAAACTGAAAACATTGCAGATCTTATTCTGGCAATGGTTAATTTCAATCTGGAATTCCAAAATACTAAGCTCATTAAGGACGGGAAAAACGAGCACCTGAGGAACAAATATTTGACTTTGGATAATATCCTCAACACAGTTCGCCCGATCCTTACAAAGCACGGTTTAGTGATTGTGCAGGCACTGGCTGGAGATTACCTCGTCACGACAATTTACCACGTTTCTGGGCAATATATCCAGTCGGAAATGCCATTCCACCCAATGTCTGGGAATAAGGGCACAAACGCCTTGCAAGAGCTTGGAGGAGGAATTACTTATGCGAAGCGCTATGCTATTAGCGCAATGCTGGGAATTTCAGTAGATGCGGACGACGATGGGCAAAGCTCTAAAATCAAGCCTCAGGAGCTTAAAGCTAAAAAGAAGGTCAATACTATCGACGAGCTTCAAAAGTTGTTAGGATGGCTTATAAATAACCCAGAGAAGCAAGATACTTACTTAGATTTATTCGAGCTCACGAAAGAGCAAAAACAATTTATCGAAAATAACTTATGAAATTCACTATCTTAAAAAATACTGATGCGGTGCACATCACGCTCGAAAAGATCACCAATCCAACGCTTCCGGAAAGGCAGGCTGGAATCGAGTGCATCCGATCGCTTACAATTATGCTTACAGATGAAGCCAGCGAGGCAGTGGGTGTCTATTCGTCTGGAGTGAATGCAGGGCGTCCGAAGAAAGGCGAGGAGAAAGGGTACAATAAAAGGGAGCTTTGCGCTATGCTTTTGGCTGCTTACTGTAAAAATTGGCGGAGGTCGGCACCTGACTGGCAGGCGAAGGAATTGCAAGAGCTTAGGAAAATATGCGTCCAGTTATTACCCGAAAGTAGGCGAAAGATTGGGAGTAATATCGGGCGGTTAAAATTAACTAAGCAGCTAATGGCGGCGGCTATCCTGCAGAGGGTTGTAATTACTCAGGACCTGAAAGATTTTTTTGAAAAAACACTTTAAACAATTAACAAAATGAAAAAATTAAGAAAAGCCAAAATTAAAAATTCTAAACCCTTAGAAATTTTCAATGACAATAATTTAGAATCAATAAGATTTTTTTATAAAGGTAACTCATTCGGTGAGATTGATAAGATAGGGTATAATTTAGTAAAAAAATATGCTTTTGAGGTAAAATTTAATCCAGAAGATAATTTTAAAACATTAGATTCTTATTGTGAGATTCTCGATAAAAAATTGCTTGACAATTATAGCGAAAGAGATTTACAAGATATATGCTTTCATTGGTGCGTACTTATATATGAATTAGTCGAAAAAGGAATACTGCAAAACAGCGATATGGATGGCTATTATAAAACTTATATTCAAAAAGGCATCGATTATAAATTCGTAACATTTGAGTAAAAAGATTTTTAAAAGTTTTTTTATTCAGATGCTTTTTGTATTTTTGTAATAATCTTAATGTCCAAATAGCTGCGAACTATTATTAAGAGAATTACCATAAAATTGCTTTAAGGGCTATTTACGCGCTGTTTTTAGCCCTTATTTTTTTAACTTTTTTTTAAAAAAACGCTTTGATTTAGAAAATTATTTCTATATTTGCGTATGCTTTTACAGTTCGGGTGCTCTTGGTCGCCAAACTTAATTCGACTCGAACTTAAAAAATATAGGATTTATAAAAGGGTAGGAGCTCTTATAAATTCGACAGTCAATAATAAATAAGGTTTAACCCGATTTAATCAATGAGAACTCCTACTCTCTGCGATTATTTCGGGTTTTTTTATTGTAAAAAATTAGCTATGAGCGAAAATTTTAAAGGAGTTTTTATACCTGCGGATATATTCCTTATTAAAGATTTATCACTGGCAGAAAAGATTTTAATAGTTACGATTTTAGGGCTTGACAATGGATCGGGCTGCTATGCCTCTAATGAATATCTTTCAAAATTTGTGCAAATAACTCCGACATCCTGCTCAGGAATTATATCGAACTTAAAAAAATCTGGACTTCTATTCGAGCCTAAAAAGTTTGACGGTAGAAAAAGATATTTGTCAGTCAATACAAATTTTCTTTACGATATGCCTACAATAAATATGGATGCAGACTTAAAAAAAGACTTAAGCAGCATATCGAATATTGAAAGACAGACTAATGAAAAAGATAATGCAGCATACAAAAAACCCGAAGGCAGCATTAAGGATTTTGTTAGGCAGCCTAATGAAAATCATAACCATATTAATATAGATTATAATATAGTTAATAATATAGATTATAATAAAGAGAAAACCGATTTTTCTTTTTCTGAAAATAGTAAACAACTTATTTCCTTAAATGATAAAAAAGAACTCGAAAAGGTAAGTAGTGCGAATTTCGTAAATGACAAACAAAGCGAGCCATCTGAAAGCGCAAAATATTTTTTCGAGGTTACTCAGGTTTTGGCATTACTGACAGATCGCAGCGGAGTTAAATTTGTAATTCCAAAGACAAAGTCTGGAATTGAAAAATACGAGCCTTACAAGCTAATAAAAGAGCGAATATCGGACGGAGCAAAATTAGAGGATATTTTTGCTGTTGTCGAAATGAAAAATCAGGAATGGCAAGGCACTCCAATTTATAAAAACTTTGTCCCTTCAACACTTTTTCGAAAATCAAATTTTGACAAATACATTCAGCAAGTACAAATTTCAATAAACAATAATTTATCTAATAATCAAAAATCTTATAACAATGGAGTTGACGCTAAACAACAGTACTCAGACTTTATTAGCAAAGTACTCGATTTCGAGCTTTAGTGGCTTAGATGTTTCGGAAGGTAGGATTAAAAACGTTCTTATTGGGTATTACAACCCTATAAGATCAATGCCAAAAGATCAGGTTAAAAATTATCTTTCGATAGCAATTTCAAATGCTGGCAAAGCTTACTCAGGCATGAAAGAGGGCGACAAAACAATGCCAGAAATAATCCAGGAATGCGTCCGCTTTACATACGATCAATTTAACTCAATAGGAGTTAATGAGATAATGGACGCTTTTAAACTGGCAGCCGCTAACAGATTTGAGAATGTAGATATAAAAGCATACGGAGGGGTTTTTACGGTTTCGTTACTGGGCGACGTTCTTTATGCTTATTCAAAATATCGAAACAAAATAATTGCCAAATATTTAGAGCTAAAAGATACCGAGCAAAGGGCAGAAAATAAAGAGCGAGAAAAAATCAAAAAGAATAACGAGGCAAGAGAAAAGATTAAAACCGATATTGAAGCCGCAATTATCTCAATACAGCAAGGTATTTATTTTTGGCAAACGTGGCACGAAGTTCCAGTCCATTACGCGGAAATCGCAGTCGGGGCTGGCTGGGTTGAAGTCAGTCCAGAGTTTAAGAAAAAAATCTGGGAGGAAAGCAAAGAGCTCGCTAAAAAAGAACTAATCAAAACAGCTCAGGACCATAGCAACTTAGTTGAGGCGAGAAAAGCAAAGCAAATTTTAATGCAAAATATCGAAAGTCAAATTATATCTGAGCCAGCAAAAAGAATTTACGCAAAAAGACTTATTTTTGAGTACATTAAACAGCACGAACTATGAACAACTACAAAGCGATGAACGCCTACTTACTCGTCACGGCTTTAAATCTGACTTTGTTTTCCATTGCGGAGCTCGAGCCTTCAAAGATGAGGCAAGCGCAAAAGATGAGATTTTTGAACCTGCGCAACGCTGCAAAAAACTTTCTGGAGCAGATGCCGACAAGTAAAGAGGACAAAGAGTTCCTAAACGACCAAAGCTTCGACAGCGTGGGTTTAATCACGGAACTGGTCGCTATGCTTTCTCAGGTGCATCCAGACCAGCAGGAGTGGATAACAAGCGAGGTCAAAAAGTTAATTTTCCAATCAGTAAACAGACAAAACGGAGCAGTAATATGATAGCGAATATTTATAACCTTACAGGGCTCACAAACGACCAACTTTATGAGCATAATTTGCACGCTGGCAAGTTTATTAAAGACCTAACGGTCCAGAACCTGCACGATCTTTTTTTCCTGCTCAGGCTCGAAATAACTGGCGAACCAACGGCAGCAATAACAATAAAATTTTTTACACAAAGAGCAGTCGAGCTCAATATTCAAATTTACTGATATGAAACAAATAATCGGATTTATAATATTAGCAGTCTGTCTTTTCGGCTGCATCCAGACGAAGGAAGCTCCAGAGGTACAGATAAAATTCATTGAGCGGATTGTATACCGTGACACCTGCGACAGCGAATTTATCCGCAAAATTGGACAAATAGAGTCCAATAATACAGACAGCGTAATTGAGGCAAATGGTCACGGCTTCGGGCGCTACCAAATTTATAATGTTTGCGTCAAAGGCTCAGGAATGACAGACCTACTCGGTTATAGTCACGATGACATGTTTAACAAAGAAAAAGCAGAGCATGTTTTCTGGGCTACAATGGGAATATTTTGTCATACCTTTGCGCAAAAGCACGGACGCTATCCGACATACGAGGAGCTCGCTCGAATGTGGTGCGGAGGCTCGGAGGGGTATAAATCAAATGCTACATTAAACTACCTAAACAAATTTAAAACACTATGAAAGCAATTGTAATTTTGGAAGGCTCAAAGCAGCCTTATATCGCAATAGGTCGCCACTTTGGAGGCATAAATCTGGAGGGTGTGCAATACATTTACCATCCAGTCCGTGATGCCTTCATCCGCAAAGATTGGGTTAAAAAAATGAAGGGCAAAAAGTGGGAGCAATTTTTGGAGGAAGTCAAAGCCAGTGAGCAATGATTCTTTACGTCGGGGTTGATCCTGCCTTCAGGGAGAACGGGTTTTACGTTTGTGTAATAAATGACAATATCGCAGACTTTCAGAAAATGAAAACCTTTATTGACTTTGTCGAATTTATCGATAAGATCGCAGACAATAACCTGGAGGCTTTTATTTGTATTGAGAACAGCAATGAAACGAACCATACCTTCATAAGCCCGAAAGTGCGCTCCACTGCTGGCAGGGAAAAAATCAGTCGGGACGTGGGCAAAAATCAGGCAGTCTCGCAAATGTCGGTCGATTATGCAAAATATAGGCTCAGTATTGGTGTTTATTCAGTCAGTCCAGCAGATAAGGGGATGAAGTGGTCAGACCTTATCACGAAGGCAGAAGCCAGAAATCACGGCTTGGAGCTGCTTAATTACAAAGGTCTGAAATCTGAGCAGGACAAAAGGGACGCTTTTAAACTGGCATTAAGGGCAAAATTTGAGTTTTTTAAGGCAAAAAGTACGGAAAAAGCACGAAAAAAGACCTAAACAGAAAAAAAAATAACATTTTCGAAAATTATTTTTGGTAAAAGAGTAAAAATATAAAAAGTAGTTCTATCTTTGTATCAAGTTATTCAGAAAGCAATTAACAATCACACAAAAAACCTTTTATTATGACTACTTTAAAAACTTTTACAGCTTGGACTCGCAAAGCAAACACAAACGACCAATTTTGCACTCAGTACATTAAAGCCAAAAACATAAAGGAAGCAAAAGCCTTAATTATTGCAGAGGGTAGAGAAATCGAAACAGGTACAAGAATTTATTTATACGCATAATCACTTTTTAAAACCTTATTTTATGAAAACTATCAATGATTTGAAAGCAGCTTTATTGGCTGAGTATTGGGACTCAGTAGAGTCTAAAAATTTACAGGAAACTCACATTGAAGTAAGTGCAGATTCTGGAATCATCTACGGCAGCATGATTTGCTGCAACGGATTAGGAAGCACCTTTGAATGCGGTGTTTATACAGACATGGATAAAAAAGGTTTTGAACATTTGTTTGAACCTGGTAAAACATTTTTAATTGAACTTTAAAAAACCTTATTTTTATGAACTTACAAATCTTAATCGGAGCAAAAGCAGCTCAAAAAATCCAAGACTCTGGCATAAACATTCTCCAAGCCTGCGACATTGAAATCGAATACATCGCAGGAAAGGCAGCAGCTAAAAAAATAAAAGCAGCAAAGTGTTTAATTAACACCGAGGACGAAAAAGCACAAATTCGCAGCGCAAACGATGCTTACCAAATTGTAAAGGATATGCAGTTTTTAGATCACGAGCGCTTTGAGGTACTTGCACTAAATAGAAATAATAAAGTAATGGAAAGGATTTTATTAAGTCAGGGAGGAATGTCTTCAACGGTTGTAGATTTAAAAATACTTTTTAAAAGACTTTTGATTTGCGGAGCGAATGGTTTTATTTGCGTACACAATCACCCTAGCGGAAGCACTCAACCAAGTCAACATGATATTGATCTAACACGTAAAATAAAAGATGGCGCTCATTTATTAGATTTAAGACTTTACGATCATATAATAGTTGCAGGAAATACATTTTACAGTTTTATGGATAATGGATATATTTAATCACTTTTTAAAACCTTATTTTTATGAAAAACCTATTTAACATCGACGCTGAACTTTTTCAAGTTTACAGCCAAATTGAAAACAACGGAGGCGAGATGACTCCAGAACTGGAAGCAGCACTCGAAATTTCCGAGTCTGAGCGATTAACTAAGGGCGAGGGCTATGTTTATGTCATTAAACAGTTAAAGTCGCAGGCGGAGATGATCAAGGCGGAAGCAAAGCGCTTGCAAGATCTGGCTAAACGCTATGAAAACTCATCCGACAAATTAGCGGACACGCTCCTCCAGTCTGTTGTTGCTCACGGGCAAATTAAAACGGCTTTTGTGACAATATCGAGCCGCAAAAGTAAGTCAGTAAGCATCACGGATGAAAGTTTGTTAGCAGCTGAATTTTTGCGTATTAAGACAGAGCCAAACAAGACAGCTATTAAGGAAGCGCTCGAAAGCGGTCAGGAAGTACAGGGAGCTTTGATAGTTGAAAATTACTCGCTCAATATTCGATAAAAAATACTGGATAACATAAAAAAAGCCCTGCAATCACTGCGGGGCTTTCACTTTTTAATCACTATAACAAACTTACAGACTATTGACCAGATTTATTTTTTACAACTTTGACAACCTGCAGCACAACGGACGAAGTAACGACCAGCCAGTTGATGCACTGCTCCACAATTAGCTCTGCTTTGTCATTAGTAAGCTCCAATTTTTGCGCAATGGCTTGTTTGATTTCCTCGCTATATTGAGGCGAAATGCCAGATTTAAGCTCATCAACTGCAGCGGAGATATTTGTCACGAATTTAGGCAATTTCAAAAGCTCAGGAACCAGACCGACAAGCTCAGAAAATTGTACTTTTTTGTCCTCAACGATTTTGCCGATCTCGCTTATTAGTTCGGCCGAAATGATCACGCAGGTTTTTAATGCAGACATGGTAAATATTTTTTAGGTTAATAGCACAAAAATACATTTTTTAATATATATTTGTCTAAAATTACAAAAGTTTGTGAAAAAATTTCAACAGATACTTAAAGATAGGGGACACTATTCGGGAGCCATTGACGGAATAGTCGGACCACTTACATTAGGCGGAGCAAAGGCTTTTATTGATGCTGAGATGAATACTCGAGGCTGGGTTAAGCCAGTTAATGACCTTGTGTGGATTAGAACAGACCAAAGCTTCGATAATAAGTTTGCAGATTACGTTGTCAGATTTAACAATCGGGTTGCTGACATGATTATGAGCTGCTCAACTACTCCAGGAGATTTTATCATTTTCAATCCTTTGACCGTTGGCGGCATCACTGGCTCAGCGGTTGCCTGCGAACAGCAAGTGATCGGGAGCCATAAATTTGTTACTTCGGGCAATTGGAAAAGCCTCTGGTTAAATGCTCCTTACTTTTTTCAGTCTGGAGCTATTGAGATTTATAGAGATGCCAACAAAGACAGAAAATTAGACAAGGCGGTTAAGACAAAGGGTTGGTACGGCATCAACTTTCATCGGGGCGGTATCGGTCATTTAGTCGATGACTGGTCCGCAGGTTGCTTGGTAGTTCCAGACAAGATCTGGTTCGAGGCAATAAAGATTTTCCGACCTAATCAATTGATAAATTTTACTTTGATTGAGTTATGATAATAGAGAAAAAGAAACTATCTGAATTGACCCCAGCTCCATACAATCCCAGACAAAGCACGGCAAAGCAGGAAAAGCACCTGAAAGCGAGCCTCGAAAAGTTCGGAGTTGTTGAGCCGATAATCTTCAATAAGCAAACGGGGTATATTGTAGGCGGTCACTTTAGGGTCAGGGAGTTAAAAAAACTGGGGTATAAGGAGATTGAGTGCGTAATTGTTGACCTTAGCGAGGAGGACGAAAAGGAGCTTAATATTAGGCTAAATGCCAACACTGGCGAGTGGGACTGGGATATGTTAGCGAATGAATGGGACGCTGTGGAATTGGAAGAGTGGGGTCTTGAAGTGCTAAATTTTGAAGCTGAGGAGCAAATACTCGAAGCGGAGGAGGACGATTACGAGGTGCCAGACGGAGGTATTGAAACGGATATAGTCATTGGGGATTTATTCGAGATTGGCGAACATAGGTTACTTTGTGGGGATAGTACTGACAGCGATGCGGTTGCTAAGTTGATGAATGGGACGCTTGCAGACGTTGGGCACAATGACCCACCATACGGAATGAAAAAAGAAAAAGACGGAGTGTTAAATGATAATTTAAACTTTGACGATTTATTGGATTTTAATAGGGAGTGGATTGCTTTGCAGTTTATGCACCTTAAAGAAAATGGTTCGTTTTATTGTTGGGGTATTGATGAGCCTTTAATGGATATTTATAGCGAGATTTTAAAACCATACATAAAAGAACAAAAGGCAACGTTTAGGAATTTTATTAAATGGCAAAAATCAGAAAACGTTCAAAACATGTTAGCACCAAGCGGTAGAAGTTATTCTCCTATGGGCGAAAGTTGTTTATTTATTATGTTAGGTAGTCAAGGTTTTAAAAATGATTTATCTAATTGGTTTGAAGGATTTGAAAAGTTTAGAAGTTATTACGAAATAGAAACAAAAAAAGCAGGTTTAAATATATCAAAAATATGCGATTTAACAAATTCTTATGCAGGGCATTATTTTAGTCGTTCTCAGTATGCTTTTCCAACAAAGGAGCATCACGAAAAAATACAATTGTATTGCAAAGAAAATCAAATTGACGCTTTTAAAAAAGAATACGAAACAATAAAAAAAGAATACGAAACAATAAAAAAAGAATGGTATAACACAAGGGCTTACTTTGACAATACTCACGATAAAATGGGAGATGTTTGGCATTTTGAAAGAACAAACCAAAAAGAAAGACAAGACACGGGAGGACATGCCACGCCAAAACCTATACGTTTATGTGAAAGGGCAATAAAAAGCAGTTGCCCAGAAAATGGCTTAGTTTTGGATTTCTTTCTCGGCTCAGGCTCGACAATGGTAGCTGCTCACCAACTTAAGCGCAAATGTTACGGTCTCGAGTTGGAACCCAAATACTGCCAAGTAATTATCGACAGAATGAAAAAGCTCGACCCGACATTAACAATTAAACGAAACGGACAAATAATATAAAAATGCCAATACCCACACCCACACCAACCGAAGACGTCGACAAATTTATTGACAGATGTATGTCGGACGAAAATATGAATACAGACTACCCAGACCAAAAGCAGCGTTATGCAGTTTGCCTCGTCACATACGAAAAGCAAGCGCAAAAGAAAATTTTAGCTCAGGAGACATACACCGACTATCCGCAGGCTGCGACAACAAACGCAAAGAGGGCGCTAAAATGGAGGGACGAAACAGGCAACCCGAGAGGATGTGGAACGCCAGTCGGATGGGCTCGAGCTAACCAGTTAGCAAATAGAGAGCCGATAAGCTTCGACACAATTAAAAGGATGGCAGCGTTTCAAAGGTTCAGAAGGTTTGCAGGGAAGAGTTATGAGGAAGGTTGCGGAACCATAGTTTGGGATGCCTGGGGCGGAACTGAGGGAGTCGATTGGGCGATTAGGAAAGTTAAACAAATGGAGGGATGACACGGAACGATAGGACACGATTACGCAGGGAGTACGAATATTTGCGAGGCTGCAGCGAGATGCTCAGCTGGTTTGTTTTGAGCAACCCGTCGGATGATCTCATCGAGGATAAGCTCGACAAAATTCAGGGGCGGATGGAAGCGCTCACGACCATGCTTAAAAAATTAGAAAGCCAAAATCAATAACGAATAAAAATAAAAACAATGGAAAATCAATCTAGTGAATTAAAAAAATTAAGCGAATTAGTACCCAAAGGAAGTTTAATATATCAACTTTCTAAAGAAGTGGAAGAAGATACAGAAACAGACTATAAAGAATTAACAGAAGAAGAAAAAATTGAAGAAGAAAAATTTTTAAAGAAATTGAAAAAGCTTTTTATTTAAAAATAACAGCGAAATATCAGCGATGCCAAAACCCGAAAATATAATTCCGCATAAATACAAAAAAGGTCAGTCAGGCAACCCGAAAGGACGTCCTCCAATTCGAGATATTAAAGTCGTGCTTCAGGACCTGCTCAGTCAGGAAAAAAACGGCACGCAGTTAATTGACGGTCTTATGTCGGTGGTTGTCAATAAGGCGCTTAAAGGGGATTTAAAAGCCGTCGATATGCTTTTGAGCTACACCTTTGGCAAAGCAACACAACGGACTGAAATAACTGGGTCAGAGGGCGAACCAATACAAATAAAGCACGATTTAAGCAAACTAAATATTGATGAACTTAAGCAGCTCAAAGAAATTACTTCCAAACTCGAGGGAGGTCAGTAAATATTTGGCTCGCTTAGACTTTCGAGAGTTTGTCCAGTATACCAAGTCAGACTATTCATTCAACTGGCATCACGATTTATTGATTGAATACATACAGAAATTTGCAGAGGGTAAAATCAAAAAGCTAATGGTTTTTATGCCACCTCAGCACGGAAAAAGTGAATTGACATCAAGGCGATTACCTGCCTTTTTACTTGGCACAAATCCAAAATTAAAAGTTATCGGTTGCTCTTATTCGGCATCACTTGCTACGAGCTTTAACAGAGACGTACAAAGGATAATTGACTCGGACGAGTACGGAGATATTTTTCCAGATACACAATTGAATGGAAGCAATATTCGAACGGCTGCAATTGGAAGCTATTTAAGGAACTCAGATATATTTGAAATTGTCGGGCACAAAGGTTTTTATAAGTCGGTCGGAGTAGGTGGATCACTAACTGGAACACCTGCGGATATTGGCATAATTGATGACCCTATAAAGGACGCTTTAGAGGCGGAAAGCCAAACATATCGTGCGAGGGTCTGGGATTGGTTTACTCAGGTTTTTTTAACTCGCTTGCATAATGACAGCCAAATAATAGTAACTCAAACGAGGTGGAATTTAGACGATCTAAGCGGGCGAATTTTAAAGACTTTAAACAATAATAACGAGTGGACAGTATTGTCGCTCCCTGCAATAGCTGAGGGCGAATTAAGCGAGCAAGATCCGAGAGAGATTGGCGAGGCGCTATGGGAAGAAAAGCACTCAATAAACAGATTAAACGAGATTAAGTCAGCAAACCCCAGAGCTTTCCACGCTCTTTACCAGCAAGATCCGAAACCTTTTGAGGGCGGCTTAGTTTATCCACGCTTTAAAACTATTACTCAAACTGAATTTGATGCTATTAAGGGGCTCGATGCCTATGGTCTGGACTTTGGATATAACGAACCGACTGCAATGGTACACGTCAAGATAGATAAAGTAAATAAAAGGCTCTATGTAAATGAAGCAATTTATAAAACTGGACTAACGTCTGGACAATTAGCTCAGGAAATGCACTCGCTTAAAATATCGAGGGGTTCGGTTGTAATTGCAGACAGCGCACGACCTGAAATAATACAAGATTTGAGGCAGTATTTTAATGTAAAACCGACCGCAAAGGGCTCAAATTCCGTCTATTATGGCATATTAAAAGTACTCGAATATGAAATTTATATTGTAAATTCAGCAAAAAATGTTATCTTTGAGATTGGGCAGTATAGATTTAAGGAGGATAAGGACGGAAACCCGACAAACGAACCTTTCCAAATACACGACCACGCTCTGGACGCTTTGCGCTATGCTGTAAGATACTTAGTCGACAATCAAACAGGAAACATTTTAGCATACGGATAAATAAATTATGATCAACAAAGTTACATTAGTAGGGCGCTTAGGCTCAGACACCGAAACAAAAGAAGCCAAAAACGGAAAGCCCTTCACAAAATTAAACATAGCCACAACATCGGGCTATTATGACAACAATAAAAAGTGGGTAGAACAGACATACTGGCACGCTGTTTTGGCGTGGTGGAAGCTCGAAGCAAAGAAGGGCGAAACGGTTTATGTCGAGGGCGAAATCAATTATACTGAGGACAAAAAAACAATGATTAAGGCTTATATGGTCAAAGTCTTGACTGGCGCCAAAGCAAACACTCAAAGCAATAACGAGGCAGAGGATAAGCTGCCATTTTAATAACTCCAAAATTCAATATTATGACAAATGAAGAACTCCAAATCGGAGCGCAATGGATGGCGATCTTAAACGCTTACAGCCACGACTTTACAACAAAAGCGCTATTTAATCAAACAGCTAACTACCTGAAACAAAATCATGGTCAAAAGGTAAGGGATACCAAATTCAAGCGAGAGCTTAAAGCTGTAACCGTACTAAATGAAAATGTAAAGCAAAAGCCAAAAACTATCGGACTAATGGAGGCAGCGAAGAAAAGAGAGGAACAGCAAGAACCGACAAATTTACTGGCAATTGACGAGACCGACGGAGATTTGTTACCGAAAAAAGGACGCAAAAAAGATGTATAATATAAGTATTTCAACTGGCGGCTCATTTACCTTCCCCTCCGAACTTGCGGACATAACTTTAAAGCAGTATATCGACTTTGCTACCTTTGTAGAGCCTACAATGCCAGCCGAATTCAGACGCATTGAAGAGGCATCCATTGCGAGGAACAGCGCAGAAACTGAGCAGGAAAAAGAAAAGGCTTGGAAAGAATTTGACGAGGCGGTCCACGCTTGCGATGACGTTGTGATGTACAGAAAAGTTTATCCGTATTTTGCTCGGGTGGTTGCTCACTTTGCGGTCGGCATATCTGAAGAGGTTATACTCGGTGGTGGTAAGCATGGCGATGGCATGAACGTCGGACAATTGGAATACCTTTACTCGACGATCATTCGAATAATGAACAATTACGATGAGCCAGAGTACACAAATGTAATTTTAGTTAATGATGAGCTTTGGTATTTACCTATGAGATACATGGAAAAAAGTACGCTTATAGAGTATGCAGAGGCATCGCAGTTCGAAGCTAATCTCAAAGACTTGGATAAGGGGAACTTTGGCGCTTTGGCTAAAATTATGTGCGTTTTGGTCCGCAAAGAGGGCGAGATGTACAGCGACAAACTGCTCAAAAGGGAAGAGATGTTTTTAAATTGGAATCTCGAAAATTGTTTAAAGGTTGCTTTTTTTTTGCTGAAACGAAGCGAAATATCGCAGCAAAATTTTCTAATTTATACGGCAGCGCAGGATTTGATGAACGCAAAGCAGGCATCGAAAAATTAAATGCCAGTTTCGGCTGGTACCTGACATTAAAAGCAATTGCAGAGAGTGGAATATTTAACCAGCCAACGCTCACGCCATTGCAGTCGGCAGAGCAGGCGGATTTATACGAGGCTTTCACATATTTAGCAGCATGCAAAGCGGAGGCGGACTATCAAAAAAGATTATCGGAAGTACACAGCAAAAAATCGTAAAAATGAGAGTAAATCCAAAAGTTCTATTGAATAGTATTATTTTAATTAGTTGTATCTTTGGAACGCTGGCGCTAATTATTGCGATTTTAGCTGGTGGGGATATAGTGAAGGCAATCAGCGCAATATTACTCTTTATGCTCGGATGGACGGGCGCAAAATTTCACAATTCATTATGAATTTAGTTCAAATATCAAACCTTTTCAACGTTGTTTGCATCGGGATAAACCAACAAACTCCGAATAGAATTGGCTTTTATCATTACGGTTGGTACTCCGACATCAATGCCAATATTTCCAACAACTGGACGGGTGACAATGCGCTCGGGCGGTTATATCCTGCGGTTCAATTTATGTACCCGACAGCTACAATCGAGGTAAAAGAAAAGTCCGTGAAGGGCTCGCTCCGCTGCAGGATGGTTGTGAGCCGTCCGCAATATTATGAAAATGACGGCAGCTATATCAATCAGTCAATTATTGAGGCTCAGGCGGAAATGGAAGCGCTTGCGATAAATATTATATCAGAGTTTAATAGGATAGCGAGGTTGCCAGTTAACGGAATGAGCGCAGGGATACAAAACCCGATTACAATCGACTACCTTTCGGACGCTCACAATGAAAATTTAGTATTGGTTGACGTGGCTTTTAACCTTTGGTATGTTTGGGAGTGCCCGACCGATACGGTAAATGTTGCGGGGCTTCCAGCTCCATTCAATACATTGCCTCCAGCTATTACAGATTTAGAGAAAGAGCAACCAACAACAGGAAACCCTCCAGTTAATTTGCATCCTCCTACAATATCTGGAGCAGGACTTGTTAATACAAAAATAGATGTTATTGACGACGGTACATGGTCAGGAGATTTGCCAATAACTTTTACTTACCAATGGAAGCAAAACGGCATTGATATTATAGGCGAAACAACTAATCAATATACAACAGTTTTGGCTGACTTAGGAAAATCAATCACCTGCGAGGTAACAGCTACTAACATAGTAGGCTCAGCAAGTCAAATAAGTAATTCTATTAAGATATTATGACAGAAACTCAAGACATATATCAAAGGCTTGGAGAGCAGGTCGGAGAGGTCGTAAAAAAAGCGGTCAAGCAGGCTTTTATTATTCAGGGGCGGTCACTTACTGGCGCTCTGGTCAATTCAATTGATTACAGCGTAAATGCAACGGTCACAAGTGCCTTTATTGAGTTTACTCTGCTCGACTATGGTATGATTTTAAACTATGGAGTGCCAGCCAATCGCATTCCATTTAGTCCTGGCAGCGGAGCAAAAAGTTCAAAATATATTGACGGCTTAAAGATGTATGCAAAGCTCCGATTTAATGCCAATGATAAGGAGGCGGAGCGGATTGCTTTTGCCATTGCACATAAGCACAAAAAGTTCGGGATGCCTTTGGATAAAAAAACTGGAGCTGTTGAGGAAGGTATTAAGGAAAGTTCGGACGAGGTTGAGGAGCTTATATCGGAGGCGCTTACAAAGGTTATAAACGTCATGTTTTTAAGCAGCTTTGCAGAGGTAAAAAAGAAAAATTCAGATTCACTAAAAATTAAATACATTGAGCAATGACACTCGAACAGGCAACACAATTAAAAGACGATTTGAACGAGCAGCTTTCACTGGCTGGCAATACAAATTTGACATACTCTATTTATGCATTTTGGAATAATGCAGCCGAGAAGCTTTACAACGTTATTTTGTACCCTATTGTCTATAAAACAAAATACGAGGCAGCAAACACGAGCGGACAATTTTCTGTGGTCAGGGTTTCAATTAAAACTCAAAGCTCAGGCGCTCAGTCAGACGAAGCCTTTATCAATAATTTTAATGCCAATGTCGCTAATGATTCAGAGGCAAACGACCTTTTAAAATAATAGCTATGCCACTTGTAACAGCTCCACTTTTTACGCTTAACTCGCAATATAGACCAAATGTTTTTGTTATGTCGATGACGAACTCCGACCCGTTGGTTTTGGCTCAGGCTTCGATAGTTGTCGACGGTGTTGGGGTAACATCAATGCAGAAATCGCCAGCTTATAATATTGGCACGACTTATTATTTTATTTTTGACGTAGCAAAGGTATTGCAGACATACAGCGCACCAAAAGGACAGCAAAAAACAACGGTATTTCTAAATACTTTAAATGCGGCCTATGAGGTTGCAAGTGCTGACATACACACGAGGGTAGGCTTAATAGTTAGCTATTACTTTAATGATCCGACAACGGGTTTATTAACTCAAAGTTTTACTGGCGATGTGGTTACGACTGGCTACCCTGCAATAGCAGGAACACGCCAAACAAGGAACTGGAATAACATGAGTATGAATGATTATATTATTGATAATCCAACGGTCGGAGGCGTTTATGATCGCTATTTTTTAACTAATCAAAGAAGCGTTTATCCAACTGCAACGACAAAAACAAATAACCCGATACCTATTTGCAGTGGTGAAAATTTGACAATGTCATACGTCCCGAGCTCAACAACAAATGCGCTTCGGGTTATTGTTTATGATGCCAATCAAAACGTTGTCGGCACGGCTGGCTTTATTCAAATAACACCTGGCTCTACACTCACACCGAGAACAATCGGAGCAGGCATCCAACAGCTGCAAGCTACTACAATGACACCGAGCAACCCAATGACGGGAATACCGACTGGTCACTATTACTCGATACAAGCTGGAAATTTGACGCTCCCTTCAACTTTTGTATTACACGGAGTTAAATATATGTATAAAGTAATTGATTGCTGTAACGAGCGGACGGTTCGCCTTCACTGGCTTAATAGATTGGGAGGCTCAGATGCTTACACTTTCACGAGCAAAAAGAAAGTTGAGGAAAGTACAAAGAGCGAGACAGCGCAAAAGCCGCTAAGCTGGGCAACAAGTGCACCACCTGCGACAAGTTACGACAAAGGAATGTTTAAAATATTTCAAGAGGTGACGAAAGAGTACGAAGTGGAAAGCTCTTTTTATAGCGAGGCGGAGGGTGCTTGGATAGCTGAGTTATTAAGTAGTCCAGAGGTTTACATGGAAACGAGCGACGGTCTTATAGCGGTGGTTATTCAGGACAGCAAAATCACACTAAGCGAAAACGACGAACTTTTAAACGTGGTTATCCAATTTGTTGAGGCTAATTATATAAGCGTACAATCTAACTAAATGGCGGAGATTAAAATCATAATTGATGGTCAGGTTGCTGAGTTGCCTCCAAACGGTTTAAACCTACCTTTGACTTATTCGCTTAGAAGTCGGGAAGGGCTGGCAATTAACTCGGGTAGTCGCTCGGAATATGCTTTCGAGCTGCCAGCCACAAAGCACAATGATAGTATCTTTAATCAATTTTATGATCCTGCAACATACACAATTTTAGAGCAGGCTTTTTTATCTGCGAGTATCGAAGTTGACGGTCTGCCCTTTTTTATCGGGCGCTGTCAATTACAGTCGGTAACATTGAGGCAAGATCAATATTTCTGGCAGGGGCGCTCTTATAAGGTTGCTTTTTACGGAAATAATGCAGACTGGAGCACACGAATAGGTGATTTACTTATAAAGGATTTACCATTTACTACTCACACTTATTCCTATAATGATAATATCACGGCTTGGAATAATCAATATCCAACGTGGGACTATAAATACATTCTTTTAAAGCTTAAAGATTATACAACTTTTGGGCAGGTTGATGGCTTGGAAGATAGTCACCCAGCGCTATTTATTGCAGGTATAATTGATAAGATATTCGCTTCGGTTGGTTATACGGTTGTAAGCGGTTTTTTTATTACGGATTTTTTCAAAAGGCTTATAATGCCAGTGCCTATTTTGAATAGGTATTTGCAGGGGCAATATGGCGACGATTATTTGAATGTCTCAGTTAATGAAACTATAAACGACCCTAACGGAAATTATTTTCCAGTCGTTTTTACTAATCAGACACTAACACCACCGAACCCTCCGAACCCTTACAATGTAGCTGGGTTTTATTCAGGCTTTTATCTGGCTCCAGTCACTGGGTATTTTGTTGTAAGGTTTCGCATTCAAGTATTTTCAACCGTTGGTACGTGGGGAATGGACGGAGGTATTATAAAGAATGGCAGTTTCGGAGTTTATCTGGGAGCGACCTATTTTAATATTAGCGCTTTATCAACTGGCAATTTCGATTTAAGTATTGAGAGTCAGGTTATACAATTAAATGCAGGCGAATATATAGGGCTTGAGCTTGCTGCATCATGTACCGACCCGAGTACTTATTTTGTTATTACTATGGATGTAATTGGCGAGGCTGAAATAGTGGACGGATTTAATCTGGACTTAAAATACATTATTGACCCTTCTTTAAAAGCTATTGATTTAATTCGGGGGATCGCTCACGCTTTTAATTTAGTATTCGAAACAAACGAGGGAAGCAGGACGGTTTACATTGAGCCTGCAGATGACTATATAATAGAGAGTAGACCAGCGACATTAAACATCGAGGACGGTTTTTACACGGCTCAAAAGGGTTTAGATTATACTCCTTTTGTAGATTTGAGCAAGGGCGGTGAATTGGTAAGCGACACTAAACAATTGAGCCAGCTCCGACTAAAATGGAAAGATGACAGCAACGACCCAACGGTCGAGGCGCTAAACCTTAATGCAAATTTAGGAATATTAGAGGCTCGGTATCAGTTTCCGACAAATAGGTTTAAAGTTGGCGAAACGGTTGTCGACAATCCTTTTTTTGCTCCGACTTTGGTATTGGCTGACAATGAACCTCAGGCAACGAGCAGCACTCGCACGCCAATGGTCCCGATAATTTGGGCGGTTAATTATCTCGAAACAAGCACGAGCACGGAAATAGTCTCGCAGATTTTGCCCAGACTTTTGGTAGCTGAAAGCATAGCGACTGGCTATGAAAATGGAACTATAAATGTATACAACGGAGTAATAGTTACTGATTACAAAACTCCGCTTAATTACATGATTGATTACAATGATACAATAGGCTTTCAGACCTCTCTTAGCTTTGGAGATGTAACAGTAAACGGTCTGGCGGTGGCTGGGTTGCTTAAAAGATTTTACCTTTCGGAAATGGTCAGGAGAAGCGGAGGAAAATACCTGGAATTGTTTATCCTTTGGGACGTGCTTAAGATTCAAAATTTGACCTTTAGAGACAAAATCTTCATAAATAACAATACTTATATCCTGCAAGAGATAAACACCTTTGACGTGGCGAAAAATCAAAGTACAAAGACCTATTTCGTTTTAGATAATAAGGAAGTCGGAGCGGATGCCAATATTCAGAGCACAATTTTAGAAGCAAAATTAAATACGGTATAAAATGTCAAACACTATAGTCGGTTTTACCATAAATATAGACGGTATTCAGTCAATAAACCAATTGAATGCCGAAATCAAGCAGACTCAGGCGGCAATGAATGCACTCGACTTGAGCACGGAAGAGGGGAATAAAGCGTTTCAGGAGCTGAGCCAGACTTTGGGCAAAATGACAGCGACACAAAAAGCGCTCAAAAAGGCTCAGGACGACGTAAATAAATCGTTTTTGCCTGAAAAAGCGGTCGGAGCTTATGATCAACTGTCGGCAAAGCTCAACAAACTACGAAAAGAGTTTAAAAATGCTGCTCTGGATGGCTCGAAAACAACTGAGGAGCTTGATGCAATGCAAAAAGAGATTCAACAGCTTGACAAAACGCTCAAAAATGTAGACGGTCAGGTCGGGCAGTTCCAAAGAAACGTCGGTAATTATCCTCGTACATTTCAGCGGATTACACGCTCATTGTATCAAGCAATACCAGGCTTTGAGGCTTTTTCTGATCAGCTTAGAAATACGGAAGGCGGTCTCTCAACTTTCGGAAAGGCTTTAATCGGGGGCTTTGTAGCATTTCAGGCTGGCAACCTTATCAATAAAGCAATTACTAACCTTGAGGAGTTTAACAAAAAGGTAAGTGAAACCCGTATGACCGTTATGGAATTCTCGGGACTTTATGGGGAGAGTTTGGATAATGTCGCTGCCCAGACTTCAGCATTGGCTAACACTTTCGGCACGGATGCAAAGACAATCTCGGCAGCCGCAAAATCATTGGCTCAAAGTATGGGTATAAGCTTTGAGGAAGCAGTTGGAAAATTAGAGGGCGCTTTAGTTGAGGGGCGTGGAAATGCAAATGACTATTTAGAAAAAATTAAAGAGATGCCTGCTGCTTTTGTTGAGGCTGGCTCTTCGGCTTCAGAACTTGCAAAAGATAATCGCAGGTTATTAGATACAAATAAAGAGCTGGCAAGCGCACAAATTGAGACAGCAAAAAAATCAAAGGACTTAGTATTGACTTTTAAGGAATTTAAAAACGCTGCCAGTGGGGCAATTATCAACGTTTTATTAGCTTTGTTTAATGCTTTAAGCCCTATCGGGAAGGCATTTTTTGAACTGGGAAAATCTGTTTATGACTTTATCAGTACTCTGATTGGTTTGTTTGTTCCTGCGGGGCAAAGTGTTGACCTATTCCAGTTAATTGGAACTACTATTCAATTCATATTATCGCCAATAACATTTTTGATAAATCTAATGGCGGGGATTTATAAGGCTATGACGTCAATCGCTCCAGTATTGGCAGCGGTTTCGGTAGCACTGGGAGTATTTACTTTGGCTATGAATGCGGGGCGAATTGCTGCGGCTTTTGCTGCAGTTGCTCAGGGTGCTTATTCGGCAGCTTTAGCAGTTTATAATGGCGTAATAACAGGGGCAAGGATAGCTCAAGAATTATTCAATAAAGCAGTAAGAAGCAATCCGCTCGGACTTGCTTTAACGGGTATCATTGCAGCGGGTACTGCAATCGCAGCTTATACGGTGATAACTGATGACAATACCGATGCAGTAGATAAAAATACAGAAGCTCAGAAAAGAGCTGAGGAAGAGATTAAAAGGAAAATGGAGGCGGATGAGAAAGCTGCAGCCGAGAAAATGGAGCAACAAAAAAAGGAATTTGATGAGCAGGCGAAGAGGGATGAGGAAACGAGAAAGGCTCAACAGCAAGCCGAGGATAATGCTCGTAAATATACGGAAGCGGTTAAAAAATTAACTGATGAGCGAAATAAATTTTTAGAGAATGAGGTCCAAGTGCGCAAAAATACTTTGGCTCTTATCGCAGAATTGCAAGCGAGGTATATTGAGGAAAATATCAAAAACATTAAGGACGACAGACAAAGGCAATTAAAAGAAATTCAGCTTAATGGAGAAAAGCAACTCAAGACCTTAGACGAACAATTCGCAAAGTTTCAAGATGAAAACAAAAAAAGATTAGCCGAGGGGCAGAAACAACTCGAGGACGCTATAAAATTGGCTCTTAATCCTAAAGAAATACAAAAAATCAGGGACGACAACGCAAAAGCAAATAAAGAGGCAGCGGAAGAGGAGAAATCGGTCGCTGCGGAGGTTGGTAAAATCAAAAAAGAGATTGTCCAACAAACTGAGACGGATATCTCAAACGCAAAAGCAGGGTTCAGAAAGGACGATTTGCAAAAAGAACTAGAAACAGCGGAAGCCCTTCGAGATTTTAGGGACAAAATCCTTCAGGAGGAAATTGACTACATAGAGCAGCAAGGCGAATTAAGAGAGCTTAAAAACCAAGAGACGCTCAACAAGTTATTAGCTCAGGAAACGGACGCAAAAAAGAAAGAGCAGCTGATAAAACTGGCAGCGGAGCAGGAGACAATCAACAAGATTGCCAATATTAGAAACCAGATCCAAGCCTTAAATGATGCGGAGGCACAACTATTAGACGAAAACGGAAAATTAAAGGTTGGAATTACTCAGGCGGAATATGACGAAATTTTATTAGCACGTCAAAAGTTATTTACTGATTTATCGGAGGAGGAGCGAAAGCAGACTGAGGATGTAAAGAAAAATGCAGATGAGCAGGCAAAAATTAAGCAAGACCAATTCGAGCAGGTCCTTGAATATTTTAACGAAGGGATTGGTTTAATCGGGGAGGCTTTCGCAGTTGCAAATGAAAGGCAGCAAGCCGCTTTTGATGCCGACATTGAAAGGAGCCAACTAAGGCAGGAAAGGCTGCAGGAGGAGCTGGACAATAGTTTCGGGCTTCGACGTCGTTACTATGAGCAGCAACTCGCTGCAGAGGTTGCTAATCAGGCGGCAATTGAAAAAGCAAAAGAGGAAGCAAGGAAACGAGACGCAAAAAGACAAAAGGCAATTGCTATTATCCAGTCTATTATAAATACAGCTTTAGCAGTTACGGCAGCACTAACGGCAGGAGGAAATCCTTTAAAATTAGCAACTGGAGCGCAAATATTTGAGGCGGCTATCATTGGCGCTCTCGGTGCTATTCAGACTGGTATCATTGCAGCTCAGCCGCTCGCTAAGGGTGGAGTAGTTGGTAAGGGCAACGAGATAGTCCAATTTGCGGACGGTGGCAGAGTTACGAGTAGGGGCAATATAAAACCTTTGAGCAATGGAGATAATGTACTGGCAACGCTAAAAACTGGCGAGGTCGTACTAAATCAGGACCAACAAAGACGGATTGGTTACTCAACTTTAAAGGCGGCACGGATACCAAACTTTGCAATGGGTGGTGTCGTGGGTGCTCCTTCTGCATTCCTGCAAGATAGCCTCAACAGAGCAGGCGAGGAGCAAAACAGATTCAAAGTTATGCAAGACCTTGTTTTAGAAACTCAGGGGCGAATTGATAGGCTGCAAGTTGTTTACACTGCGAGCACCGACGACGACGTTGAAAAGGGCAGAAGCGAAAGAAAAGAAATCAGAGCGACAGCATCATTTTAAAAATTATCCTTATGTATATTAGAGAAATTCCAGCGGAGCACATGGCAGAGGTTAAGGAAATAATGGAGCGCAATAAATCAGCAATGTTAATTCCGTATTCAGATCTCGAAAGAATGTTTTACTTTTACTATCGGTTTATAAAGGTATTCCAGAGGGGCGAGAATGTTGAGAAGCGAATGAAAAAGGATTTAAGCTGCCCAGCCTGCAAAGGAAAGGTTATTATGTATTTTAGAAATTTAGAGCTATGATCATAAACCTGACGAGGGATAGGCAGAAAAATTCGAGGCGCTTATTTTGTCATTTGTTGGCTGCAGAACTGCAGGAAAAGCTCGGGGAGATACCAAACCTGCAGGCGATCATTTTTTATTTGCTTAAGTACAATATTGTAAGACAGTCGGTGATCAATCGCTATGTCGTAATAAAGGTATACCCAGAATATTTGGAGCGGTACGGCAAAAAAGCAATTGCAGTGACAGAACTCACAAAGGTTTTGCCAGTTGAAGAGACTGCGATTTATCATATTTTGGGCAATCATGCAGCCTATTTTCTGCCAAATAAGTTCGATTTTTAGGGGATAAAAAAAATAATTTACAATTTTCTGAAAGTTTTTTGCTAAAATGTTCTTTTATTTAAAAAGTAGTTCTATTTTTGTATCAACATACAACGAAAGGGAATTATTAACACACAAAAAATTAAGATCATGAAAGGGCAAACACAAAATCAAAAAGATTTAATTTTAAACAAAACTTATTTTGACTGTAGACTTGAGGATTATTTCATTGTCAATGAAGACGCAGAAAATAATGACAATTTTGTATGGATTGAATATCAAATTAAAAAACATAGAAGTAAAAGAGAAGCGGTATCGTTTATAACTTATCATATAGATGAAAAGCAATATTTATTAAAAATTTATTAAACATCAAAGGTTTTCGGTCAGCCTACAAAACCGAACTTTAAAACTTTAAACCTTATTACTATGACAACTTTTCAAGATCTTATTAAAATTGAGCCTAAACTTGAGATAATCTCAGATTATGTTAAAAAACAAAATGAGATTGCACAAAAAGAGGAAATACACTGGCATAACATTTGGCATTTAGCTAAATTAAAAATGAGAAGGCTAATAGACAATGACGATATTATGTACGATAATGACAATTACAATATTATACACGATTACCTATATTCTTTAGGCTTTAATATGAAATAAACAATAATTTAAAAACCTTATTACTATGTTTGCCTTCGCAGAAATCACACACCACTCGCTCGAAACTGGCTACACAAATCAATTACTTTTTGTTAAGGTTGTCGAGCTGACACACGAAAAGAGCCTCAATAAACGTGCTATTATCGAGTACACTTACAAAGGCGAAAATTTGCGGCACTTTATACCCAGAGACAGACTGATAGCCCCAGACATTAAACATAGCGAAGTTTTGTTTTATCATTATGCATCTGGCTTTGAGTATTGCGTCGAAGTTAGAGCAGATTTTTTCAAGCATCCAGACGAATGTTTTGTTAATATGACAACTAAACATTTGATAACTGAGCTTAAAGTCAACGGTCACAAAATGGTAGACGTTGCAGAGGCTGCCGAGTACATGAATGCAGATAGGGACGAACTCGAAAGAAAAATATTGGCGAAGTTGGTCGAGTATGTCGATGAGCTTCCTTTCTAAACACTTTTTATCATTTTTTAAAACCTTATTATTATGAAAACTTTATTTTTTATCCTGGCGCTTTCACTTAGCGCAATGGCTCAACAGCAAGACACTTTGTATTGCATCCAGATTATGAGCACAAAGACTCCGCAATATATCAGAGCCGAGCAGCTCGCTATGTGTACGCTCGACAAAGCAATGGTAGAGCAGGTCGGAGATTACTATCGTATTATGTTTGTTTACGAAACCGAAATGGAAGCGGATTATATGATTGCAACTTGGCAGAGGGCGCACAAAGACGCTTTTATCTGCAGACGTACCAAAGAGCAGGTTGCCACTTTTTACCCTTTTATAACAAAAGATTGAGAGATATAATCACGGTAATAGTTTTGGCGATCTTGGTTTGGCAATTATTACGCTGCGAAGTAAGGCAGGAATACAAGGCACCTGAGCAACCTTTCAATGGCTCAGACACTTTAAAAATCTTTTTTGTTAACGACTCCATTACGGAAATAAAACCCTTGAAATGAAACAGACAGCAGTAGAATGGTTGGTTGCGCAAATCATTAAAGAAAAAGGATTGGTTGATTTAGATATACAAGCAGCCCTCGAAATGGAGAAACAACAAATAATAGAAGCTCACGGCTTAATTGCTAAATTCCAAGAGGATGGCAGTCACAAACTAATTTCGGGCGAAACATATTACAACGAAACTTACAAGCCCTCTGCTTAGCGCTGAGCATGGACCGAAGATAATACTAATCAGTATTGCAAATCGTATGTTGCCACTGTTAGCGTTCAGGGGATAATTCAAAAACGCATTAAAATACTTGGTTTGGTAGTTCCAGAAAGGCAGGCCGCTAAACAAAAACTAACCTGACAGCTGGAAAGACAGCATTTTTAGTCCTGTGGCGGAAGTAGACGCACTGAGGTCAAAGAATTTTGTACACAACTGAGGTATTGGAGGATATTGACTGTTGAACCAATACAATTACAGGTTCGAATCCTGTCAGGACTATTTTTTTAACTTTAAAACAAACACCATGAACGCAAGAAAAGAAATACTTGAAAAAATAGAAGAGTTTGAACATTATAAAATAGAATGTCAAAAAGAACTATCTTGCTGGAATAAACAAGACGATCCAGAATATTATGAAAGACTTAAAATGCATGAGTCATTTTATGACAGCAAAATATCACTTATGGAATGGGTATTAAATTTATTAAAATCTGAAAGCCAACAATGACAGAACTAACCATTGAACAGGCAAACAAAATGCCTTACATTGATTGGGTAAAACATTTTAGGCCCGACTGGACAGATGAGGAATGTGAGTTCTATTTATGGGAATACACTTGCTTTCCATTTGGTTTTAAAGAAACAATCAAACAGCTAAACGAGCAGTTTTTATGAAATACATAATCCTATTTATTGCAGCCGTAATAATCGAAATAGCAAGTACATTTTATATTAGTGCTGTTTCAGATAGGCAGCTTTTGCCGATGGTTTTCTGGGCATTTATAGGACCGTTTTTAGGGCTTCCCTTCCTTGCCTATCAAATCGAAGCAAAGAACAACCGTGACCGCTTAAAACTTGCGCTATGCTATGGTATAGGCTATGCAACAGGCGCAGCATTGGTAAATATTTTTTTATAACTTAAATCCTTATTTTTATGAAATTAGCAATTTTAATTTTGGCAGTAGTGCTATTTACTTCTGCAACCTTCCCAGCGCTAAAAAAGCAGCCAGCTCCAAAACATATCGAGAAATACATCGATAAGTATTTAAGGACTGCAAAAAAGGAAGCAGAGCTCTTTAATATACCTGTATCCATTACGCTGGCTCAGGGTATAATCGAGAGCAACTGCGGACGATCAAGTTTAGCCAGAAAGCACAACAACCACTTTGGGGTTAAATGGCATAAAAACAGAAAGGAAAGGTTTGCAGTTTACAAAGACGATACTCCGAAAGATAGGTTTGTTGTTTATCGCTCAGCGTGGTGGTCATATCGGGACCACTCTAGATTATTAACATCAAGACATTACAAACACTTGACAAAACTCAAAAGGACTGATTATAAAAGATGGGCACGAGGTTTAAAAAAGTGCGGATATGCAACTCATCCAAAATATGCCGAAATACTTATTAGTGTTATTGAAAAATACGAGCTTTGGCGCTATGATCTGAAATAAAGATTTATATTTGTGTGTGTGTTATAATTACTTTGGTTTTTTAGTTTAGCCGTTACTCTGCAGGGGGTAGCGGTTTTTTTATTTTATCGTTTTTTTTTGAGTAAATACATCTTTATTTTTGTTCAAAATCTATAAAACGATGTTTGAATTAAATATTTTCGGCACGATCGGAAGCAAAGACACCGAGACGAAAGACACGGTAAAAAAGGCTTTGAATGAAGCTGGCGGTCAGGACGTGCTCATCAATATATCAAGCTCTGGAGGGTCTATTATTGAGGGCATGGCAATCGCTGAAATGATTGCTCTTTATGCAGGTAAAACTACAACGAGAGGTATCGGGATTGTTGCCAGCGCTGCGACAATTATCTTGATGGCAGGCAAAAAAAAGGAGATGACTAAAAACTCTTTTTTTATGATGCACAATAGCTGGGGCGGAGTTGAGGGGAACGTGTTTGAACTTGAAAAGACTATCGAGCTTTTGAGAATGTTTGACGAGCAGATGGCTGCAATTTATACGGCTCAGCTCGAAAGTAAAGGAAAGCTAATCGGAGGCAGCAAAGAAAAGACTTTGGAGGAAGTTAAAAAAATGATGTCGGCAGAAACTTGGCTCACGGCAGACGAGGCGCTCGAAATGGGCTTTATCGATATGATAGTCGAAGAGAAAAAAGACGAAAACTCTATATATGAAGAAGCTTATGCAATGATTAGAGCAGAGGCAAAATTTAAAAACATTCCTAATAAAATTAAAAACAGTATGCAAGTTGAAAAAAAGACTTTTCTCCAGCAACTCGCTGCAATGTTTGGATTTAAGGCTGAAATAACTGAGCAGGAAGTCGAGACGGCTCCCGTTGTTATGGAAAAAGCCGAAGAGCCAGCCATTGACGCAAAAGAGGAAGTAAAGACCGACGACAAAGCCGAATTAGAGGCAAAAATCGAGGCTCTGGACAGACAGCTCGAGGAAAAACAACTCAAACTCGAAGCTTTGGAGGCTGAAATTCAAGCGAAAATTAGCTATAAAAGCGACGTAAAAGCGGAAAAAACTGCGGAAATCGGTTTCACTCAAGAGCAGATTGTGCAGGCTTCAAAATTTATTAACTCACTCATCAAAAACTAACATAAAATGTCATTCAATAAAGAAAACTTTTTCGTTGAGGGGAACTCAGAAGAGTTCTTTTTCAGCCGTACAAATCCACTCGCAAACGGTGCGAACGCTGAGATACTAAAAATTGAAAATTGCGGAGGCTCTTGCGATCTACAACTCGATTTTAGCGCTGAGACAACATCTGGTACAACTACTTTCACGTTTAACTCTCCTACAAGCGGTTACACTACAAAGTATATTAAAGTACAAATTACAGACGGTGCTGGCAATTTTGTTACTGGCGTCGGCACTGGTACAGTTTCAAGTATTGCAATAAATGTAAGTACATTGACTGGAAGCGATTGGTCAGTAATTATCGAGATTGCAACTGGCGATATTGATATTTTAAATTGCGATTGCGTAAAAAGATTTAGCTTCCCTTATGATGGCGGAACGCTTGCAATTGATACAGAGGCGCTCTGGGCTCCAAAGTTAAGAATTACAAATGTAGGGGGAACAACTGCAATTACTACAAAATCACTCGGTTTGACTTTCCCTGCGAATGGTCCGAATATCAATTTCCAAGTTGAGCTCGAAAATATTGGCAATACTGTTTTGGACATTGGCGCTATTACTGTAACCTCTCAGGTTTTATCAGCATCAATACCAACTTTTGCGGATATAATTTTCCCCGGTCAAAAACGTACTTTGTCAGCGGTTGCAAATGGTAACTTGACAGCAGGAGCAAAGACTGGAAGTATTGTGGTAAATAGCAATGGTGGTAATATCACTTTGGCTATTACTTACACAGTAGTATAATTTTTTTCAACTAACAAAATTAAAATTTTAAATATATGGCAACATTTGAAGCAGGTCAATTCCGTATCGGATTGGTTGGCACTCAGGCTCAGGAAATGCTTTTTAAACCAGTATTTTTTGACGCTGAAATCGAAGATATTTTCGAGACAATGGTACTCGTAAACAATAAGCAACAAATTGGCTACGTTGGCGTTATGGAGGATATTATGCAGCTGTCTGGCGGTTGCGGTTGGACTCCAAAGGGTGCACTCGGATTGTTTGAAAGATGTATCGAAGTAGACGAAATCAAAGTAAACCTCGAATTATGTTATGATGAATTTGTAGGTACTGTTTATAAGCAAAAACTTAAGGCAGGCACTCAGAGCAGCAACTTGGAAGGCACTATCTTTATGCAGATTCTTATGACCCGCATGGTACAGGCTCTCCGCAAACAAATGTTGAAAGTGGCTTTCTTTGGCAACAAGGCAAGCGTTGACGATGCTGTAAATATTACTGACGGTATGTGGTCGGTTTATATTCCACAATTGGTTGCTAATAACTTGGTTCCTTACATCAATAGTAATAGTGGTACTCCGCTCGGTGCTGGCGATGGTATCGACCTACTTACTGCAGTTTGGGAAAATAGCACAAACGTGCTTTCTGCAGTTCCTGAGGCTCAAAAAGTATTTTTAGTTTCGGCTAATGTTTACAGACAATACCTGCAGGATTTGCAAAATAATGGTGTAAGCTCTGCGGCTCACTTGACACTCCTTACCAATGGCGCTCAAAGATTGACGTTTAATGGCATTGAGGTAAAACCAATGTACGACTGGCAGCAATATGCAGACAGCTACTTAAATGTTCAGGATGCTAACTTTGTGCTTTACACTGAAAGAACAAATTTCGTTTTGGGTACTGACATTGCTAACCCGATCAATCAGGCAATGGCTTGGCACGATATGGAAGAGGAAAAATTGAAAGTGAAATCACGTTTTTATCTTGGTTTCAACTACAAGCACTCAGACCTTATCACGGTTGCATACTAATTTTTTAACCTAAATAAAAATATAACTATGAGCTGTTTAACAACAGGTTTAACAATAGATTGCGCAAACGCCTGCGCTGGTGGTTTGGCAAAGTTTTGGGTTGCTTCGAAAGAGGATGTATCCGCTTTGAATATCACAGCTGGCGAGATTGACACAATCACAATGGTAGGAGCGACTAAATTCTATGAGTTCGAACCTTACCAGGAAACTGCGAACTTCACCGAGACTGGCGAAAGAGCTAACTGTAATACAGTAATTACTCAAACTTTGGTTGCCGTATTTCCGTGCCACGCTTTGGCAACGAGAGAGGCAATTAAAGAACTGCAAGATTGTTGCTGCGGTTTTATCGTAATACACGAGGAAAACAACGGCACTCGCTGGCTGTGGGGCGCTCCTGATGCTTTGACAACTTTGGGTATTGCTTACCCTGCTCAGCTTACGAACTTTGAAACAGTAACGGGAACGGCAATTAACGACCAAAACCAGTCAACTATTACTTTGACTTCACGTGGTACGGTTCAAGCTATTCCAGTCGCTTCTAGTGTTACTATTCCAGTCTAATAATTGGATTTTGGGGAAATTCATACGGAGGGGGGGGGTGTTTATCCTCTCCCTTTTTTAAATTAAAAATCTGTTTTTATGTTTAAAGTAAAAGAAAAATTCATTGATTGTACGGTTTATAATACGAATTTTAACGTACATTTGTCAAAAGCAACGCAGGAGCAGCTCGAGCACTTATATCATATAGGTTTTAAAGGTGTTGAGTTGGTAGGTAAAAAGCCAAAAAATAAGGCTGTAGACAACTTTAAAGCAGAAACGACAGATAATAATAATGAGTAGAAGAAAAGCCGTTATATCGGGCGAAAATAAGCCAAAACAAGACGTTTACGCTTGGGGCTCTCTTAATTCGGGAGTGCATCCGTTTAAAGTGGACGATATTTTCAGAGAACCGACAAAAGAAATTTTAGATCGGACGGTCTGGGAATATGTACCCTTTTCGACTTATGATCTTTGCAGGCTCGACCGATTGCAGGCTATTTGTAACAATAGCCCGACAACGGCTGGCATAATTCAGCAAAAAGTTAACTATTTCGGAGGCGATGGATTTTATACGGTTCCTGCAGCTACAATGTCTATGCTTGCAAGTTTAAAGACAGCAAAAGCAGAGGCTGCAGAAATAACGGAAGAGCAGATCCAGTCTTTGAATGATTGGCTTACTTTATTGACTCCAGAAGGTTTAAATGTCGAGGAGTTGACGGCTAAAATTTGCAAAGATTTTGCAAGCTTTGGCAATGCTTTTATCGAAGTGCAACGTATTAAAGTAGGTCAGACAAAAAAATATTATTTGCGTTGCTTACCGATTAACTGGTGCCGACCTCGAAAGGCTGCAAAAGACAGTATTTATCCTACTCATATAGGTGTGTCGGACGAATTCGAGGAGGCTTGGGAGATCACTCCGCAAAATGTGACTGACCTGCCTATCTTTCCAGTATTTGAGAAAATCGGAGGGGTTGAAAAGTCAATAGTTCACTTAAAAAATTATGAGCCTACTTTGGTTTATTGGGGCATCCCTGACTGGGTAAGCGCTAAAATATGGGCGGAGCTCGAATATAGAATTCCAAAATTTAATCAAAGTAAGTTCGAAAATGGTTTCACTCCTTCGGCTATTATTTCGCTCTTTGGCTCAGCCAATCAAGAGGAAGCTCAACAAGTAGTTCGAGCTATGAAAGAATGTTTTACTGGCACTGGGAACAACTCTAAAATGTTTATTCAGGCTTTAAGAGATCCGACTTATAAAAGTGATGTTCAGGTTTTGAATAGCAGTAACGAGGGCGAATTTTTAAACCTTCAAAACATGGCTCAGACAAATATTATTGCGGCTCATCGCTGGTCGGTGTCGCTCACGGGCTTAAGAACGGCTGGAAGCTTAGGAACAAATCAACAAATCCGCTCAGAGTTCGACATTGTTTATAATACTGTCATCCGTCCGATGCAAAGGCTATATTTAACAAAGTTCCTTAATCCAGTTATTCAGGATGCGGGCAAATGGTTGGGCTTTGACTGGTCAAATATTGCGCTCGATATAGCGAAGCCAATGCCAGTGAGTTTTGCTGGCGATATTCCGATCAAAGATATTTTAACGGTGGACGAGATGAGAGCTGAGTTAGGGTTTCAACAAATAGAACAAGAGCAAATCAATACAGAAAATGCAGACACTAATTAAGCCAGGCGAGGTAGTTAACACAGGCATTTACCGACCTGCTCCAGTTACGGCTCGCTTTGATGTTAACCAAATAAGCCCTCACATTAAGGACAGCGAGGAACGCTTTTTGCAGCCACTTCTGGGCGTTGCCTTATACAATGACATGATCGCTCAACAAAATGCCTTAGAGAGCAATTATAACCCTGCAGTCGGGGCAATAGTCAATAAGTTTATTGCTCCCGCTCCTGCAGTATATGAAACGCTCTGGACTGGCTTTTTGCTTCGATATACTGCTTATGCGGTCTATTATGAGGTATTGCCTTATTTGACTATTCAAGTCAGCTCTAAAGGCATTTATCAAAACGATAGCGAGTTCGCTCAAAATGCTGGGGTGTCAGGGGTCAGGTTCCTGCAAGATAATATGATGCAAAGGATTGATAATTTAAAGCCTTTAATCGAGAATTTCCTTTGTGCTAATAAGGCGCTTTTGCCTTTGTTTGACGCTAAAAATTGCCCTTGTGAGGACGATTGTGGGCACTGCCATACAAACTGCGGATGTGGCTATTTTAATATGACTGGCAAGCACTGCCATACGTGCGAGACGAAAAAAAATACTTCAACTAATATAATTTTTTACCAATGAACATAGTAAAACAATCGACTGGCAACGTCGTATTAACGGATGCCGCTGGCAATATCCAAAAGGTTTTTGTTAATGTCAATGCCTTAGACGTAAAAGGAACGGACGAGGTTATCGTAAAATTTGGCTTCAATCAATGGCACTCGCTTTTTGCCAGCCAGATTGCTAACACTCAGGTCGAGCCAGCCTCTGCAGTTGCTTTCTCTGGAAATGCTTTTGATTTAGTCGCTTTACTTTCGACCTCTTTTTTTTTTGAGTTAAGCGGGGGCGGTGGTGACGATTTAGCAACGGTCTTAATTGCTGGCAATACTGCTGGTGCTAATGATATAAACCTAAACAATAACGACCTTTTAAATACTGATTTAATTGCTTTTAATTTAGCAAGTAATACAAATCCTTCAGCTGCTCAAGTTACTTATAATAGTGCTTATGGTACTTTTTTAGCTGGTCTTGGCGGTGGATCTGTAAAGCTTCAAATTGGAACTCAAGAATTTGCAAAAGTTGTAAATAAGACCGTTCCAAATGTTGATTTATTAGCCTCAAATTATCAGGTTTGTGTTGTGGCTGGTGCTACTGGTCAAAGACTTTCTGTAAAGCTTGCAAGAGCAGATAATGATATTAACTCGGCAGGAACGCTCGGTATAGTTGCTGAGAATATAAATAAAAATCAAGAGGGTTTTATTCAGACCACTGGCACAATTGAAAACCTAAACACTTCGGGTTCATTGCAGGGCGAAACGTGGGCGGATGGTGATTCTTTATATCTGAGTGGTACTACTTTCGGAGCAATAACAAACGTAAAACCGAGCGCTCCAATTCACGAGGTTCGTGTCGGATATGTAGAATATGCTCACATATCAAAGGGTAAAATTTACGTTAAAATCGATAACGGTTATGAACTTGATGAGTTGCATAATGTGGCAATAACAAGTGCTGCAAATGGCAATTTCTTAGAGTATAACGGCTCACTTTGGGTTAATCGTGGCATTGTTTATACTGTTGAGCTTATAGATGCATTAACGGTGGATTTTTACGCTCCATACGACCTAAAAATAAACACAACTACAAATATCAAAAACGCTCCGACTATTACTATTCAAGACGATGGCGCAGCTTATACTTTGACAAATACTATTCTAATAGGTAGCAAAATTACGGTAACGGCTTCGGTTGCAGGGGTTACAAATCTTAACATAACAAAAGCATAAATTATGATAGGGAACTATATAAAAGCGGTTGCAACTGCTGTAAGTAGAAGCACGGCACAGCTAATGAAAACAGGGCAAACAACAAGTTATCGCACAGGTGACGATGGCGATTTGGAAGCAGGTCGAAATGTAAGTTTTACTACCTTAGCTGAAAATAATCCTTTCGGTAATACAAACAGATTTACCGATGAATTAGGTGGTCAAACATACACAAAAAATATTGTAATTGATTGGAGTACTTATAATGGTAGTACGGTTTTCGGATTTAGAAGGATAGAAGTAAGTGGAGCATTTAATACAGGTATAGACGCCTGTTTAGCACTAAGCATTCCACCATTTACAACAGGTTGGAGAATGGCAAATATAAAAGAAATTGCAAATCTTGCAAATTATGGATTGTCACAGGTATTTAGTTATAGTCCATTTAATTTTCCGGCAAATATAAACACATCAACTACATATATCGGAAATACAGCAAACAGATTTATAATGCTTAGTTCAGGAGATATCCAAAACACAGCAAAATCAGGTTCAGGTAATAATATCGCATGTAGAAATTTTACAGTAACAGGAACAACACTATCTTAACATAAAAAAATAACAAAATGACATACAAGTTTCCACAATTTCAAGTCGAAATTACAGACCCTGCAATAAGCATAAATCTAAACACTATTTCAGATAAGGCAATTGATAAGCTTTTAGCAGTTGATGTATTGCTTACAACTGCCTCCGCTCAGTTCGGTGTACGTGCTGAAGATATGCCTTATATCGACACTTGGGACGATGCCGATGTTCCCGATATGGTAAATAATTGGTTAGCTCAATTTGCTGTTTAATGCAATGTGCAAACAAAAGGTCGGTTTATTAGCTGAGGACGAGAAAGAAGCTCTGGAGGGCGAGAAATACGCCCCAAAAAAGTATTTTACTCCTTTGGAGGATGCCGACGGAAATTTTGTACTACCTATAAAGCAAATTAACAATTTAAAAAATCCCGACTTTTGGTGGGTTGTTTACCTGCCTTTAATTGATTACAAACCTAAACAAATGGACAAAAGCATTATTCCAGATATTATGGCTCTCTCTGGGCTTTTTCTCTTCACTGGGGCTGAGATAAGCATCGAAAACACTATCTTCGAAATTATATCGAAATTTGGCGTCGTGGCGGTGCTTTGGTACTGGCTGCAAAACATGAAGGGGCAGATAAAAGAGCAGATGCAACACTTCAGCGGTGAAACGGAACTATTGAGGAAGGAGCACAAAGAAACGCTCACGGAATTTCAGGACGTCCACAACAAGCACAATGAGCTAATGAAGCAACAGCTCGAGGCAAAGGACCAAATGATCAAAGACCTACAAAGTAAAATTAAGTGAGTAAAAGGACGCTTTTATCGCACTTTTGAGCTTTAGACAAAAAAAATATTCACATCTTGAAAAAAAATATTGTCAAAAGCTTTTTTATTAAAAAAAGTAGTTCTATTTTTGTATCAAGTTACAAACAAAGGAATTTATCACACTTCAAAAAATTAAGATTATGGAAAATCTATTTCAAGTCGGACAAACAGTAATTTTTAAATCGCCTATCAATGCGGCTATTACTACAAAGGTTATTGATTTCAAATACTCTGAGCTCTCAAAAACCTATTTGTACAAATTAGAATGCCGCAAAGGTGTATTTTGCTCTGAAGCTTGCTTATTAAAAGCACCTTCAATATTAAAGAATGAGGACAGATATTCGCTCGAGAAAATCGACCGTATTATCGACGAGGAAAATCAAATGTTTTACGATAGAGGCTATTAACCAGCCTACGGGGTGCAGCATCCGATCAACTGCGAATTTTTTACACTTTAAACCTTATTATTATGAAAACTTTAAAAATTTATCACAGACTTATTTGGGGATGCGCTTATACTCACAACGAGGTCGCAACTGCAATTCTTAACCTATTTATTGCATTGGCAGAAAATGATGAACAAAGCATTAGGTCAATTATTGAGCTTTATGAAATTACTCACACCGAATTATTGCAAATTCAGGAGCTTACTGGAAAGGCAATTAAAAAAGTAGTACCAACTTTTGACGAGGTTTTAGAAATGAGAGAAGATACACCTGCAAGAGCTGAGGTTGAGTACACTGAGGAGCAAGTAAAAATTTTAGAGCATTATTATTTCGAAAATCAATTGAGACAAATTGATTACGATTTAGAATTTTAATCACTTTTAAACCTTATTTTTATGAACTACAAACAAACTGATAACCTTAGCGAGCT